ACTGCAGTAATTACAAGTAATTACGAAGTTCGTGCGCTAAACTCGTGAGGCTAGTTTGGGTTGGGCAAACTGTTGGTGTTGCATATATATCACAGTATAACTGTGGCATGTCCAATGTTGGACACTGTTGGTTTGAATATGATGTGACCATCACCATAGGTGGTAGGGTATAAAATGTGCATCGGCACTGCAACACACCATCGGTGTCATAATACCCCACTACAATTCATACTTTAGTATGGCAACTGATTACATAACAGTTGTCGCATCATTGTAAGCTGTTGAAATTGCTAGGGTTCCTCATGCGCTGGTGTAATGTGTGTCACATTATGTGTGCACCAGCAACACATGCACCTGATATGTGCTATGTATGTGTGTCGTGTGAGGGCGGGCAGGGGCCATGCGGGGGGTGTACGTTATATATACATGTACTTCTACACAGATCAGTAAAATACACTGTTAACCACTATACACAGAAGGTGGTTTACATACACGCAGGGTTACATGTTGTCACAATTCGTGATACACTATAGGTAACGGAATGTTTCAATGTATCACATAATGTTACAATAGTACGATTAGGGGTTGACATGTATTATATAATGTGTAAAACTATATATGTTAGTTAGGGTAGGGTCACTATAAGTGATACATGTACAGTATATACTTACAATCACATATAATAATCTCTTAAATATACAGTAACTATAAATATACTATAAGTATACACGTACAGTGATACACTTATAGTGACTATCTCCGAAGGTATACTTGTAAATGAAAACTTGCTGTAGGCGAGTCTATTTCGTATTTGTACAAATAAAGTATTGACAATGGCAAAGAAATCAGTAAAACTATATACAGACAATGTTCTTGAAGAATTTTATAAACACGTATTAGACGGTAATCTTGAGAACTTACATATTCCCCATAGCGATGTATTCTATGTAAAGACTGCAGTGGAAGCCCACTACGGTCGTAAATTTACGTTAGAGCATGTAGAGTGGGCTATGCGTGAAGAAGGGTGGACCGATGAGCGTACCTGAAAGAGTTAAAAATAAAATGAAAGAAGAAGGACTCTCAGGTGTAAACAAACCTAAGAGGACACCTAAACATCCTAAGAAGTCACACGCTGTAATGGCTAAAGAAGGCGACACGTATAAATTTATTAGATTCGGACAGCAGGGTGTAAGTGGTGCTGGTAAGAGTCCTAAGACTGCAAAAGACAAAGCTCGTAAGAAGAGCTATTACGCAAGACACAATGCTCAAGACTCTAAGCCTAGTAAGCTGAGTGCGAGATATTGGTCACACAAAGTTAAATGGTAAGGAAACCGTATTATGATTAAAGGACTTTTAAGCTTAATTAAAAAAGCTAAGACACCGGGCGCTGTTCGTAGTGCTGCAAGTGAAGCCCGTCAAAAGGTTTTAGATAACCCTAGACTAACGGGTGAAAAAGAAAAAAATGCACTATCAGAACTTACTGCATTTAAAAATAAACTTATTGATGATATGAAGAAAAAAGATGCAGCAGCCACTAAACCTAAAGGTAAAAAACCTAAAGATCCTGATAAACGTAGGCAAAGTACTGAAGAGCGTCAAAGTGCTGCTACTGGCAATGTAAGCGGTATTACAACTACACAGAAAAATAAAAAAGAAGGTGTGGGTTCTATGGTGGCCTACACTAGTATGGAACGAGGTAAGGCTGTTGCTAAAGCAGGTCGTGATCTTCGTGCTGGTAATATTACAGAGGCTGAACATAAAAAAATTCTTAACGCAATTGCTGAAGCTAATAAAAAAGAAGTAGATAAAGCATCTACACGTGCACAGCAACGTGCTGCGGACGCAAAAATGAAACCTGTATCATTAGCCCCGCCCATGAATTTTAAGCGTGGTGGCAAAGTTACTAAGGGTCACGTAGATATGCGTAAAGGTGGCTTGTTCTACTAGTGAGCATAGAAAGTGATATACGGGATTGGTCACGTAAAGTATTAGAAGTACCTAATGACACTTTGGGTGGCCTACCCGCATGTCCTTATGCACAACAAGCTTGGAAACAAAACAAAGTACGTGTAATAGAAACTAAGCATCTTGGTATTGAAGCTATTACACAAGCTAATCTGTTTGACAATACGTATGACTTAGTTATAGTTGCATCGTATTATTTTCCTTCTGCAGTACAGCTTAAAGAGTTTACTACGTTTTTAAACGATACATATACACCTAGAGATTTGCACATAATGGAGTTTCATCCTGACTTTGGTGCAGAAGATGCAGACTTAGACTTTTTGTATGAACATGAGTGGGAGTCTGATATAGAAGATGAATACGCTATGTTGTTTATTCAATCTTTAAGTAAAGTAGATGACGCAAGTTTACGACTAGAAAAGTTAGGATACTATGATGTATATCCTAAAGACGAGTATGAAGCACTCGTATTAGATAGAAGAAAACGGAGACAGAAACAATGGCAATGAAACCTAGAGCAATGAAAAAGAAACCAATGATGCGTGGCGGTATGGCTACTAAAAAGAAGCCTATGATGCGTGGTGGTGGTATGGCTAAAAAGAAAATGATGCGTGGTGGCATGGCTAAGAAAAAGAAGTAATGACCCTTATATCTTACTTTCCTTTACCTAGTATGCCTTTTCAAACTCATGAGAATATTGTATTTGAGAAAGCAGATAAAGATAGGTCTAGTAGAAATAACGAAGAGTATAAGCCAGAGCAGCCTAATAGAATAACACCCGATACACCAGTAGAAGATCTAAAGCTAGTGAATCAGATGTATGCCTACAACCCTAATCCAAATAAACTACGTACACCTGATGGTCAGATCGTAGACTTTATAATAGCATAAGGAAGCTACATGCCTGATCTAAGTAGATCCAAGTTTCATACACAAGGGTACACTATTGCATCTACTTCGGCAGATGCTAGTGCTACTGCTGTGTATACCTGCCCTGCTAACTTCAGTGCTATTACTAGGTATTTGCATATTAGTAATAGTTCTACCTCTACTAAAAAAGTGTATGTGCAGTTTTACCATGCTGAAGATAATGCGTATCATTACATAGCTAACGGACTTAGTATGGCAGGGCACTCTGTAATTAACTTAGTTAATGGTGGATACTTTAACTTACACTCAGGTGATAAAATTATGGTGTATGGCGAGACTACAAATACTATGGAAGTACTTGTTTCTGTAGAAGAGTACTTTGACCCGAATCGCACTTAATGCATAACGGGGTTGCAATCTTATCTATACTATGTTATAACTAAGTATGATATAACTATCTCTATAAGGGTAAGTAATTCTTACCTTAACATAATATAGGAGATAGAATATGTTTAAACGTATGTTTCAGAAACTACAAGAAAATCAGCAACGCAGAGCAGACTATTGGATTCTTATGAATCTAAATGATAAAGAACTGCATGATATGGGGATCTCTCGTGGCGAAATCCGTCAAAAAATCTACGGTCAAAAAATCTAAGTCTCGTGTAAATGAGGCAGGAAATTATACTAAGCCTACTCTGCGCAAACGTTTGTTTGAGCGGATTAAACGGGGAACCAAAGGCGGGAAGGCAGGTCAGTGGTCTGCACGTAAAGCACAGTTACTCGCCAGTGAATACAAAAAAGCGGGTGGGGGCTACAAATAATGGCCCTCGCTAAATCACAAAAGTCTTTAAAGAAATGGACTAAGCAAGATTGGCGAACTAAAAGTGGGAAGCCTAGCGCTAAAACTGGTGAACGGTATTTACCTTCTAAGGCTATTAAGTCTCTTAGCGATAGTGAGTACGCCGCTACAACCAGAGCTAAACGACAAGGCACTAAGGCAGGTAAGCAGCATGTGGCTCAACCTAAAAAGATTGCAAAGAAAACCGCTAGATACAGGAGAACCTGATTATGGCAAGTACTATTATTGATGACTACAAAGTATTTCCACGACTAATGATGTTAGTTGTAACTATTCTTACATATCAATCTGTACATTGGTATATGGCATTACCTGATCCTACTAATGGGCAAGCTGGCCTTGTATCTGTTTGCATGGGTGCATTAACAGGTTGCTTTGGTATTTGGATGAATAAAGAAGCCAAAACAGATAGAGGCAGTAAATGATCCAAGCATTTATTGGCCCGATAGCAAGTCTAGCAGGAACATGGTTAAATGGTAAAGTTGAAACTAAAGCTGCCGAAACTAAAGTTAAAGTTGCCAAAGCTGAAGCTGAAGCACAGATTATGCTTAGTCGGGCAACGAGTGAAGCTGACTGGGAAAAGATTATGGCGCAAGGTAGTCAGTCTTCGTGGAAAGACGAGTGGCTGACTATTTTATTTTCTATACCGCTAATACTTGTATTTACAGGTGAGTGGGGTAGAGAAGTAGTGCAGAATGGCTTTGTAGCATTAGATAGTATGCCGCAGTGGTATAGCTATACATTAGGTGTAATTGTGGCTGCGTCCTTTGGTGTACGTTCAGCTACTAAGTTTTTTGGGAAGAAATAGTATGGCATTTAAATTAAGTTCAAGAAGTATGGGTAAGTTAGAAGGTGTAGACGAAGGTATTGTAGCAGTCGTAAAAGATGCTATCGGTATTACTAAAGTAGACTTTGGTGTTACCTTTGGACTACGTACACTAGAAGAACAAAAGAAACTGTATGAATCTGGTAGATCACAGACTATGAAGTCTAAGCATCTTGAGGGTCGTGCTGTAGATCTAGTTGCATACTTTGGTTCAGACATTTCATGGGAGCTTAATGTCTATGATGACATCTGTGATGCTATGGCTGAAGCCGCTAGAAAGAATGATGTAGCAATTAAATGGGGTGCTGCATGGAGTGAAGGAGACATTAGAGAGTATGCTGGTACTGCAGAAGATGCAATGAACGCATACGTAGATCTCCGTAGGTCACAAGGACGTAGACCTTTTATTGATGCCCCACATTTTGAAATGATGTAATATGGCTCGTGAATTAACAGAACGTCAACAAAAGTTTTTAGATCTACTTATGGATGAGGCAGGTGGCGATGTTACTACTGCTAAAAAACTTGCTGGGTATTCGCCCAATACACCTAACCGTGAAATAACTAATAGTCTTAAAGAAGAAATTATTGATGTGACACATAGTTATTTGGCACGTAATGTACCTAAAGCTGCAATGGCTATGGTTAGTGCTTTGCATGATCCTACTGAATTAGGTATTCGTGACAAGATGTCTGCAGCTAAAGAGTTACTAGATCGTACAGGTTTAGTTAAAACTGAAAAGATGCAGGTAGAAGCTAAGGGTGGTGTTATGCTTATGCCAGCCAAGCAAACACAGGATGACGATGACTAAATCCGTAGGTAAATGGAAACTACCTCAACCAACCGACTTACAAGAAGATAATGAATGGGTTCCAATCCCACGTGTAGCAAGGACTGTGCCTTTTGGTTATGAAATAGATCCTGAAGATGCAGGAATACTCTTGCCAATAGATACAGAACTTGATATGCTTGTGCAAGCTAAGAAATACTTAAAACAGTATTCTTACCGTGAAGTAGCAAACTGGCTAACACGAAACACAGGCAGAACTATATCTCACGTAGGATTAAAGAAACGGTTGGATAATGAGCGAAGAAGAAAAAACAAAGCTGGAAGCCTACGCAGATGGGCAGACTATGCGAAAAAGGCAGTCGCCAAAGCGGAAGAAATTGAACGCAACCGCATCGGGGCGAAAGCGCAAGAC